TTTTCAAGCCCGCCATATCGCTTGGCAATCTCCTTCGTAGCGCGAGTGGAGAGGATAAGCCTGTATTCCTCACCACCAACAGTAATAATTGCGCTTCTATCTGTGTCCATTTATAATTTCCTCCCTTATGGTGCTACTGTAAATTCCGGCTCGTAGACCGTAGTAAACCAACCGGCGATTGTACCCGCAACGACACCGGAATCGTCCTCACTGACTTCTGCTTTCCACGGATGGTTGTTTTGAGCATCCAGTTTGCTCCGGCGCATAACCGTTCCCTCGATAGTGGGTGTTTGGAAAGAAATACTGTCGCCTTTGGTTTGCAGGTTGGTCGCCGGAATACCGAATTTCACTCTGTAAAGCCAAAAATAACGATATTTCCCATTCGCTTTTCTTGCCCTGAACCCGATTGCCACCGGTGCGCCGCCGTCCTCACTCGTTGAAATAAGCACGCCGTTGTCGTCGATGGTAGCCCCGGTCAAATCCTCTGCGGCGGTCATTCCAATGTCATCCACACCAAGAGAAAGTTTTCCGGACTTGAATTCCTTTACAATTTCTGCCACACCGTCGTCAGCATACAAAATTGCTTCCGCGAGGTCGACGGAAAGGTCGCACTTAATTGCCTTTGCGAGCGAAACAGGAGCTGCGAACGTTTCCACGCCGCCAGTTCCTTCCGTGATTTTTGAATAAAACAGTTTATCCAGTCCGATTGTAGCCATCTTTATTCCTCCTCCAAATAATATAATTTTGCCACGTCAATGGCGTAATGGTGGTACTGGGTATCGCTTTGAAAGCCGATGAAATGCCTGGCTGTAATGCTGAAATCACCCGCCAGTAACGCTTTCACAATCTGATTTTTGTGTATCAAATAACTACCTTTGCTGTAAAGTGAGAGCCTTGCTTCCTGTGTTTCCGCAAGCGGCTTATTGTCGCCGTACAGTTCAAAGACTTCCGAAAGAGGTGTGATCGTAACATACTCCCCCGGAAACGAACCGCCGAACACCCCGGTTTCGACTGGGATTTCGAGCGTGTTGAAAATTGCATTTAAATCAACGAATAGGCTCATAGGTTATCAATCTCCTGTTCCAGCTTTGCTTTCATGGTTTCCACACAGGCCTTTTTTGTCGCGGTTTTTGCAGGTTTCAAGAACGGTTTTGCCGATTGACCGCTTTTTCCGTATTCAAGAATGTTTGCGATCTTTGCATTGACCCTACCATCGGAGCGCGGCTCACTGAATCCGATTTTGACATTGTAGTTTCCGTCTTTATCCACCCCGGCAGGGGATACGCCCAAGGTATCGGCAAGCTCCCCGGTAGACTTCGATGTGTACTTGGTGTTGTGCCCAATGGCCGTCCGCAGGTTTGATTTCACCTTTGGAAGAACGACCTCACCGCCCGCTTCGAGTACAGCAGAAATGATTTTGTCCGTCTGCTCACCCAGCTTGGAAAGCCGGAGCAAAAAGTCATTTGGCATTTTTATGTCGATTTTAGCCACCCTGAACCACCCCTAAATCAGTCACCGTAAGCTCAACATTAAATCCGTTTTTATAGGAACGGACAACACCGAACGTGTGATTTGTTTCTTCGTCGATCATCCGCGTTTCGCCGCCATAATTCACGTCTGCAATAACGACCGTCAGATCAGTTTTGATTCCCTGCGCGGTGGCATTGTAAAATTCGTTGCTATACACCGATTGATACGCCGCAGGAACCCCTGTGAACAGCTTCTCGGATTCTGTGGCAAATCCGTCTGTGTCTTTTGTTCGTACCGTGCCAACCAGTGTAACCGATTTATTAAATAACAGCATCAGAAGCCTCCTTCGCGTGCGAGCTTAGATACAATTCCCGCAATTCCAGTTTCAACCACGGCGGCATTTCTCCGGAGGAATCGCGATTCTGATATCTCCATGCGGCATAATCGGATAATAGGGCAGTATGGTCAAACCGGGTTTCGTCGTAAACAATTCCCATCTGATTGACAATTTTGTCATAGGACAGCTTTACGAGCTGTGTCAAATAGTCGTCCAGCGTATCGACTTTGATGCCCAGCCTTGCTTTGAGTATTCCAAGCGTAGTTGTTGGATCAAATTCTGCCAATGTATATCACCCCATAAGAATGGGAGCGACACCAATTAAGATGCCGCCCTTTTCAATTAAGCGTTTGCTGTGTCTCCCGGGAATGCAATCGTAGTAGTCGGCACAGTGTTATTAATATTGATTGCAATAAATCCTTCGCCAAACACCGGTCTGCCGTCATAGCGGGCAGTACCTTTAAATACAGTCTGATCTTCGATGAACATCGCATGTTCGGACACCGCAATGCTTGCCCCTGCGCGTTCAGCGAGAGCATAGAGAGAGCCGTAGCCGCCGATGATGTCGCCGTAAGGAATGAAATCCAGCTCGTCAATCGTGCCGCCCTCAAGCGGAATCGTTCCTGTGGAACCCGCCACAAGCGCACCA